ATGGCAAGGTGATTGTTTTATCCGCCAAAAGCGCCTATAATGGCGCGAAATGAATTGCGAGGAACTGCCGTGGCAAGAATGACCAGAAGCGAACGCCTTGCAACAGTGCATCAGGATGCGCTGCAAGAGTTCGACGACATTCAAAGCGCCATGCGTGAAGGCCGTCTGCAATGCCTTGAGGATCGCCGTTTTTATTCCATTGCCGGGGCGCAGTGGGAAGGCAACCTTGCAGAGCAGTTCAACAACAAGCCGCGCTTTGAGGTGAACAAGATCCACCTGTCGGTGATGCGGATCATCAACGAGTATCGAAACAATCGCATCACGGTCGATTTTGTGTCTAAAGACGGCACATCAGACGATAAGTTGGCCGATACCTGCGACATGCTATTCCGTGCAGATGAGCAGGACAGCGGTGCTGACGAAGCCTATGACAACGCCTTTGAGGAAGCGGTGGGCGGTGGCTTTGGTGCATTCCGCCTGCGCACTGAATACGAAGACGAATATGACGAAGAAAACGAAAACCAGCGCATTCGGATCGAACCGATCTATGATGCTGACACAACCGTTTTCTTTGATCTAGACGCCAAGCGCCAAGACAAGTCTGACGCCAAGGTGTGCTTCGTCCTGACCTCGATGACGCGGGATTCGTATAAGGCCGCTTGGAACGATGACCCCGACACATGGCCGCACGAAATCCACCAGAACGAATTTGACTGGTCAACACCTGACATGGTGTTCGTGGCAGAGGTTTTCCGCGTTGAGGAAGCATCGGAACTGATCCGCACGTTCCAATCTATCGACGGCGAAGAAACCCGCTATAGCGAGAAAGACTTCGCTGACGATCCAGAACTTGAGAATATGCTAACGGCCACGGGTCAGGTCGAGGTGCGCCAGAAGCGCGTGAAGCGCCGCAAGGTGCATAAGTATATTATGAGCGGCAACGGTATTCTGGAAGACAGCGGCTACATCGCTGGCACTGAAATCCCGATTGTGCCTGTCTATGGCAAGCGCTGGTATATCGACAACATCGAGCGCTGCATGGGTCACGTTCGCATGGCCAAAGATGCGCAGCGCCTCAAGAACATGCAGCTATCCAAGTTGGGCGAAATCTCTGCGCTGTCCACGACCGAAAAGCCGATCTTTGCAGCCGAGCAAGTCGCTGGCTATGAAGTGATGTGGGCCGAGGACAACCTGAAGAACTATCCTTATCTGCTGATCAACACGATGACGGATGCGAACGGCAACGAAGCGTTGGCTGGCCCGGTGGCATACACCAAGCCGCCGCAGATCCCGCCCGCACTGGCTGGCCTGTTGCAGATCACCGAGCAAGACATCAGCGATCTGTTGGGCAACCAGCAGGCTGGCGAGCAGATGGTTTCCAACATCTCTGGCAAGGCTGTGGAGTTGATCCAGAGCAAGATCGACATGCAGACCTACATCTACATGTCGAACATGGCGAAGGCTATCAAGCGTTGCGGCGAAATCTGGCTGTCGATGTCACGCGATGTGATGGTTGAGTCGGGCCGCAAGCTAAAGGGCATCGGATCGCAAGGGCAGATGTCCACAGTTGAACTGGCCAAGCCTGTGCTGAACCCAGACACTGGCGCGGTTGAATATGAGAACGACCTGAGCAAAGCTAAGTTTGACGTTGCGGTTGAGGTCGGCCCATCATCTGAATCCAGACGCGCTGCCACTGTTCGGTCGCTGATGGGCATGATGCAACTTGCAACCGATCCAGAGACGCAGCAGGTGCTTGGCTCGATGGCGATGTTGAACATGGAAGGCGAAGGCATCTCTGATGTTCGTGACTTCTTCCGCAACCGCCTGATCAAGATGGGCGTTGTTAAGCCAACCGCAGAAGAACAGCAGGCATTGTTGGAGGAACTGCAACAGGCGCAGTCGCAGCAAGCGCCCGATCCGCAGGCGCAGTATCTGCAAGCAGCGGCAATGGAAGCGCAGGCCAAAGCAGGTCAGGCGCAGGCCAACACAGCATACACCTTGGCACGGGCTGAAGAGACCAAAGCCAAGACCGTTGAAGTGCTTTCTGGCATCCAGCAGAAAGAGCGCGACAGCGTATTGAACACGGCGAAGGCACTTCAAGAAGTGGTATCGCCCGGAATGCGGCAACCGCCCAGCCGCACATTCTAATGGGTGAGAATTGTATGAGGATCGAATGGACGAAGATAAGGCAGAATTTGACGACGATCTAGATGAAGTTGAGGAGCCGGAAGTCGAAGAACCTGAAGAGGAAGAAATCGACACTGAGGCCGAGACTGAAGAAGACGATGTTGTTGTCAGCATAAATGGGGAATCGCCTGACCCCGAAGACGAAAAGGAAGTTAGCGCTCCCGGCTGGGTGCGTGATCTTCGCAAGCAGTATCGTGAGGAAAAGCGTCGAGCGAAGGAACTTGAGCAGAAGGTGCAGCAGCTGGAGCAGCGGACACAACCCGCGCAACAGCCACTAGGCCAGAAGCCCACGTTAGATTCGGTTGACTACGACACCGAGCGATATGAAACGGCACTTGCGGCGTGGTATGAAAAGAAGCGCCAGCATGACGATAGGCAACTATCCGTCCGGGCTGAACAGGAAGCTGTTCAGAAGGGATGGGAGAAGAAGCTGGAAGGGTATCATTCTGCGAAGGCAGATTTGAAGGTCAGGGACTATGACTTCGCAGAAGAAGTTGTTCAGGACACCCTAAGCGTCATGCAGCAGGGGATGATCGTGCAAGGTGCGGAGAACCCCGCGTTGCTCGTTTATGCTCTGGGCAAGAACCCAAAGAAAGCGAAGGAACTTGCCTCAATCACCGATCCCGTAAAGTTCGCCTTTGCGGTGGCCAAGTTGGAGACCAATTTGAAAGTCACAAATCGCAAGGCGTCATCCACGCCGGAAAAGAAGATCAGCGGCACAGGCCGTCCTTCTGGAACGGTAGACGGCACCCTAGAACGGCTGAGAGCAGAAGCTGAACGCACTGGAAACTACACGAAAGTGACCCAGTATAAGAAGCAGAAGCAATCGGCATAAACCCATAAAGGACATGCCAAATGGCAAACTCGTTTTCCAAAGAAGAGCGCGTAGCGTTCGAAGACATCCTCTCCGGCTTTAACGACGCACTCGTTTTGTCGTCGTTGGTCACCAAGTATAACACAAACGGCCAACAGATGGAGCGTTCGTCGGACACCATCTGGCGCCCCGAACCCTACATTGCACAGTCGTTTGATGGTTCGGACGCTACGTCCAACTTCAAAGACTCGACCCAGCTTGCTGTGCCTGCCACCATTGGCTACCAGAAGCACTCGACGGCGCTGCTGACCGCAAAAGAACTGCGCGACCAGTTGCAAGAAAACCGTCTGGGTCAGGCTGCTGCTCAGAAGCTGGCTTCTGACATCAACGTGGCCGTTCTGACTGTGGCTTCGAACCAAGGCACTATCGTTTCCAAGCGCACCACCGCTGCATCGGGCTTCACCGATGTTGCAGAGGTTGATGCTCTGATGAACGAGCAGGGCGTGATGATGAGCGACCGCAACTATGCGCTGTCCACCCGCGACTACAACGGCATGGCTGCTGACTTGGCTGCGCGTCAAACCATGATCCAAATCCCGACCGAGGCGTATCGTCGCGCTTACATTGGTGAAGTGGCTGGCTTCCAGACCTATAAGATGGACTATGCAAACCGCTTGACGGCGGCTGCTGGCACCACTGTGACGGTCAACGGCGCTAACCAGTATTACACCCCCAAGGCCACCTCGACGGCTTCGACGGGTGAAGTTGCAAACGTGGACAACCGCTACCAGAACCTGACCATCGCTGTTGGCGGCGGCACGGTGAAGGTTGGCGATGCGTTCACCATCGCAAACGTCTTTGCTGTTCACCACATCACCAAGCAAAGCACTGGCGTTCTGAAGACCTTCCGCATCACCGCAATCGTCTCTGGTTCGGGTGGTTCGGGTGTGGTTACGATCAGCCCGCCGATCATCTCCAATGGCGGTTCGACCGATGCGGAAGCGCAGTATAAGAACGTGACTGCAACGCCTGCAAACGGCGCGGCTATCACCTTCTTGAACACTGTGACTGCAGCAGTGAACTGCTTCTGGCACCGCGATGCCATCGAGTTGCTGCCGGCATCGTTGGCGATCCCGACTGATGCTGGTGCTGACATCATGCGTGCAACGACCGATCAGGGCGTTGAACTGGTGATGCAGAAGCAGTTCGACATCAACACCCAGAAGACCAAGTATCGGTGGGATACTTTGTTCGGTGTGGCGATGTTGCAGCCCGAAATGGCTGGCATCCAGTTGTTCTCGCAGACCTGATAACAACGGAGAGGGGGTTTCGGCCCCCTCTCTTTTCATAGGGGAATGACATGCCGATCAAAAAAGGTTACAGTAGCAAGACCATCGGCTCCAACATCAAGGCGGAGATGAAGGCAGGAAAGCCCACTAAGCAGGCGATTGCTATTGCTCTCAGCACTGCTGAAAAGGCCGCAAAGAAAGCGGGCAAGCCGTCTAAAGCGCCCAAGAGGAAAATGGCATGACTGTGATGCTCTACAAATCGCCGGGGCCGCACAAGTTTCATGGTGGCGATTTTGATTATATCGTTGTTGAAGAAGCTGACGTTGCTGCGTGTGTGGCCGAGGGCTGGGCGCTGACAACGACTGAAGCCAGCGATAAACCAAAGCGTGGCCGCAAGCCAAAGGTCGAGGAATAACATGGCATACACGAAGCGCGATATCGTCAACCAAGCGTTTGCCGAAATTGGCATGGCCGATTATGTGTTCGACCTGCAACCGCAGCAGCTT